TTGTGCTTAAAAGATCCAGCTACATATTACGGAAAGCCTCCAGGGGACAGCATTGATATTATTAACATTGCTATTAACTCACAACAGGCGAGCAACGTATTCTTTAAAGGATTTAAAACAAGAATTGAAAAATCACCTTGGTTTGCTGGTAAGTATACCGACAAGGCCTCGGAAGTTAAGTTTGATAAAGCAATAACAGTACACTCTGGCCACTCTGAGCGTGAAGCCTGGGAAGGGTATAACGTTATAGTTGTTATCCTTGATGAGATCTCGGGCTTTGCAATTGAAAACACAACAGGCCATGACCAAGCAAAAACAGGTGCGGCTATATATGATATGTATCGTGCATCAGTAGACTCTCGTTTCCCAGACTTTGGTAAAGTTATTCTGCTCTCATTCCCTAGATATAAAAATGACTACATCCAACAGAGATACAACGCTGTTGTTGCAGAGGTAGAGACGGTAGTCCGTGATCACAAGTTTAAGATGGATGAAGAACTTCCAGACGGAACAGTAGGCAATGAGTTTGAGATCCAATGGGAAGAAGACCATATAGTCTCATACAAGATACCGAAGGTTTATGCATTAAGAAGACCAACATGGGAAGTCAATCCAGTAAGAAAAATTGATGATTTTAAAGTTGCTTTCTTTACAAATCCACAAGATGCTTTATCACGATTTGCTTGTATGCCACCTGATGCCATTGACGCATTCTTTAAATCAAAAGAAAAAGTTGAGAAAGCATTTAACAAAGCACACCTAGCTGTAGATAACTTTGGCAGACTAGAGGAATGGTTTTTACCAGATCCAGACAAAGAATATTTTATACACGTTGACCTTGCTCAAAAGCATGACCATTGTGCAGTTGCAATGGCACACGTAAACAGATGGGTTAATGTAAAAGTAACAGACACCTATTCTCAACCAGCACCAATTGTTGAGATAGATGCCGTTAGATTCTGGACCCCAACAAAAGATAAGTCTGTAGACTTTACAGAAGTTAAAGACTATATTCTTTCATTAAAAACACGAGGGTTTAAGATTCGTGTATGTACCTTTGACAGATGGAATTCACATGATATGATGCAACAACTAAAACAATACGGCATCAATACAGAAATTCTGTCTGTCGCTAAAAAGCATTACGATGACATGGCTATGATTGTTTCTGAAGATAGACTGACTGGCCCACATATACCGCTTTTGATAGATGAATTATTGCAATTAAAAATTATGAGAGATAAAGTTGACCACCCAAGAAAGGGTTCTAAGGACCTTGCGGACGCTGTTTGTGGATCAATATATAACTCAATCAGTAGAACTAGACGCACAAATAATGAAGAAGTTACTATACATACATACGATTCTTTAAAGTGGGACAGAGAAGAAGAGAATAAAACTGTTGTCACGAATATGATAAGGGCGCCAAGAATGCCTCAGCAGTTGTCAGATGCACTAGACGGAATGGAAATAATATGAGCATATATCAGGAAAAAGCAAAAGAGTGTAAGTGTTGTGGAAAACATGTTCCGCTTCCTACTACATTAAAAGAATATAACGGTGTCATGGTCTGCCCTACAACATTTTCAAATATATTAGAATATAAAAGGCTTTGGAAATCTTATGGAAAAAGACCAATGGGCAGCGTAAGAAAACATTTTTCTGAATATGTTCAGCAAATAGTCGAAACTACTATTGACAAAAATGAGGACGGTAGCTTACAATAGACTACTGGCAACAGTAGCTTAGTTGGTTAAAGCCCCGAACTCATAATTCGGTAATCGTAGGTTCAAGTCCTACCTGTTGCACAAATTGGAGTATAATTTATTTATGGGAGATGAGATGGACGAAGAAGATATGTATGGTCAAGACCTGCAGTACTATTTAGAAATAGGCGCAATAACTATGGAAGGCCTAGACGAGAATGGCGAATTTATATTTGCTATCCAAGATAAGGCAAAAGAAGTGGCCCCAAAATTGTGGGAAGCGCATCATGAATACGTAGATAAGTCTTTAATGAGACTATATGAATTAGATCTATTAAGAGTAGACTATGATGAAAATCTTCAAGCAACGTTCCACTTGTCTGAAGAAGGAAAAGTTTTAGCAAAAGAAATGGGGCTTGTCAACATAGACATGCCTGAAGTTCCAAATAACTAGGAGGATACTATGCCTTGGGATATAAGAAGAAATGCTGCTGGTTGCACAGGCTATGCAGTTGTTAAGCAAGATACTGGTGAGCTAGTAGGATGTCATGCTGGAGAAACGGCTGCTATGGCCCAGCTAAGGGCTCTGTATGCGTCTGAGTCAGATGCAGAAAAGATGAAGGAAAGAAATAAGCCAATTTTCTAATTGGCAAATAAATAAATTTTTTGATATAATATATATAGGTCGCCTAACGGGTCCTATATAATAACTTATTCGCTTGAAGGAGGAATAAAATGGTAACAAAGCTTGCTATGGATCTTTTTAATGATCCATTTTTTATTGGATGGGATACAAATTTTGCAAAAATGCAATCTTCAAACTCTAACTATCCAATTTATGATCTAGTCAAATTCGATAACGGTGCTTACGGAATCAGTCTAGCAATTGCTGGATTTGAACGTGAAGACATCAACATTTACGTTGAAAATAATAATTTGGTAATCAAGGGTCAACTACACGGAGAACACTGGGATGGAGAGTATGTCCACGAAGGTATTGCCAAAAGAAATTTCGAAAGGTCATTTTCATTAGGAGAATATATGGAAGTTTCTAAAGCTGAAATGAAAGACGGCATGCTTCACATATTAATTGAAAAAAATGTCCCAGAAGAAAAAAAGCCAAAGACAATTAAAATAAATAAGGTATAATAGAAGCCTGCACCCCGTCACTGGGGAGTCGCAGACTATTCGGGTCGCTACCCGAAGGATGGACCTGAGCACGTCCCGAAACTGCTCTTTAACATTTAAGGGGAATCATGTTTGAATATAGAGTTAAGCAAGTTACAAAGATAGTAGACGGGGATACTATCGATGTTGATATTGACCTAGGATTCAGCATTTCTTATTCTCAAAGATTGAGATTGGCTGGCATAGATACTCCAGAATCTAGAACCTCAGATAAGTTTGAAAAAACTCTTGGCCTTGAGTCTAAAGAATACTTAAAGTCTAAGTTTAAAGATTCTAAAGAAGTTGTAGTAAAAACAGAAAAGCCAGATAGCTCAGAGAAGTATGGCAGAATACTTGGTTGGGTTTATCTAGACGGAAACTCAAAGTCAGTTAACGAGCAGATGATTGAAGACGGATATGCTTGGGGATACATGGGAGAAACTAAGGTAAAAGATTTTGCAGCCTTAGCTGAAAAGAGAAAAAAGAGCGGTAAGTAATGCCTATCTATGAATACAAGTGCGAGTGCTCACCAGATAAAATAGTTTCTAAAGAAAGATCGATTACATCAATCGAGCCAAACTACTTGTGTGTAGGTTGTGGACAAAGATTACAAAGACATTTCACACCTTTTGGAATACAGTTTAAAGGTAATGGCTTTTATAAAACAGATAATTCAAAATAGTAACGTGGTATAATTACTAAGTAAGCAAAAATATTGCATTACTTAGGAGAGACCTAGTTGACTAGAAAGTTAAAGTACTTTTTAACCAGCCTTTTTATCGTGGGCTGGCTTTTTCTTTTTAGCCCTACTCTTGCTAATGCCGATGAGCCTCCAGCGCCTTCAGAGCAAGTTGTAATAAGTCCCGCACAGCAAGCAGTAAATACAGCGCTTGCAACCGCAACTACAGAAGTTGCACAAGCAGCAGCCGCATCAAATACAGCAACATCAACAATAGCCACAGCAGTTCAAGCAGTAACAGCATCTAATACAGCCGTAGCTGCAGCAAATACTGCGGTGACTGCGGCAACCACTTCGGTAGCAGAAGTATCAAATTTATCCTCAGCTGTAGAAGTATATAAAAATGAAATGCCTGGAGGTTAAATTACAAATCTTAAATTTTAATCAGAATAAATTGGTCTTGGGGATAAATGGGA